TTTTTTTTTTGTTTAAATTGTTATAAGCAGAAAAAAAACCAATTTTGTCAAAATACTGTTCGTACGGTTCTTTTGAATTTTCTTTTATCGCACCAAATGAAGTTAAAAAACGTCCATTTTTATATACATCATATTTTTTGTTTTTTTTATGTGATACATAAAAATCATAACCGTCTAAATAAACCATTATATTAATCATTTTTATATTTTTCTAAAATATATATTTGTTTTTCCAATAAATTTATTTTTGTGTCTTTTAATTCTAACATTAATTTTAATTGTCGTATTTCTTCTTCTAATAAATTTATTTCATCATTTTTTAAGCATTTCTCACATTTTTTTTCTTCACAAAATAATAAATTACCCATTATATTATGATATAATATTATTTTTTTTTAAACAACTGCTGAAAATGTAGTTTTTGTAAATCCAGTAAAAGCACCTGTTGCTGGTATGGTATGATTAGTACTTGAACCGAGATTATTTCCTTGACTAAAATTAACTGCTCCTGATGATGATTTCAATATAATATAATTATTGGGGCTATTTACACTTACAAAACATTTTGTAAAATTATTATAAAAATTTACTGTATTTGAACTTGCTGAATTACTAAAATTTATAATTGCCCCTGTTGTTGTTGAAACACCATTCGTAAATAATAGAATACAATTATTAATCGTTGATGAACTTGTCACTGATGCTGTATTTGCTATTTCAATCAATGCTTTTACACTTGCTGAATTTGACGCATTATATAAAGAACACGCAAATAAATTACATCTTGCACTTCCATTTACTAAAATATAATTTTGTGTAGTATTGCTTAATGATGGATTATTTTGAATTTGACATCCTACTGCGGTTAATGAACTATTACCATTTATTACGATTGATGTTGTATCAGCATTACAATATATTAAACTATTGTTATTTAACGTACAATCTCCTCCCAAACCGCCACCAGTTGTATTTAAAATGATACTATTTTTCCCATTTCCAACCACTGAAATAATACCAGAAATTGATAAACTATTAGAATAAACATTGCTATTTGTGTGTGTTATTGTTCCTATACACGTTATATTTGATAAATTCCCTATACTATAAAATGAACTGTTTTGTGTCATATCATAAGTAATATTACCAGTTATTACGGTTGATATAGAATTAACACCGATAATACTCACTCCGCTTTTACTTACTGAAATATTTTCTGTATAATTTCCTGCTGATAAATTTATAACTACATTAATATCTGCTGATAAAGTATTAATAACTGTCATAGCTTTTCCAATAGTTTTCCAACTATTTGTTAAAGAACCATCGCCCAATGTATCAGATCCAGATGTAGATACATAATAATTATTTAATAATTGAACTAATGGAACAAAACTTGAAGAACCATTAGACTGAAATTTCATAATAGAATTAGATGTTGGTATGCTATTAGATAATTCGTATTTACCATTATATAAAGCAAGTGCTGAGCCATCATTATTTATATTGAATGATGTAGAACCATTTTTTAATACCAATGATTGAGGAATATTAGACATTATATAATATATACAAATATATTATAAAAAAATTAAACAATAGATAAATTAAAACCAGAATTAACTGCTTGTATTAAAGCATTAATTTGTGACTGCATACTAGCTAGAGAACCACCAATCGTATTTAATGAATAAGTATTATTGCTAATATCAGCACTTGTTGAAACACTAACAGGACCGTTAGAGCTAACACCACCAGTTGATATAACTTTAAAAATTGTATTATCAACAACAGTTAAATCAAATTCACTTTGACTAACAAGGGAAGATTTACCACCAGAAGAAGCAACAGAAAGTGATGTTACTTTAGAATCAGAAGACGCAACAAGATTTACTCTATTAGGAGTGTAAGACATAATTATATATATATATATACTATAAATTAAATATTTTATTATAATATTAAAATCCCTGTCAAACTATTTAATAATGTTGATATATTATTTAATTTATTATTAATATTATCAATTTCTGTCTGTTGTGTTGCTGTTGTTGTTTCTATTGTATCAACTCTGCGTGTTAATCCTGAAACACTATTATTTAAATCATTAATTTGACCTGTAATTGTATTTATTTCTTCTTGTATATAATTAACTTCATTTCGTGTAGGAACTGGCAATCCATCCAAAATAATCAAATTATTATCTGTATCAAAATATAATTTATCACTTGTTATTGCTCCATTAACTGAATTATCAGTAAATAAAATTTGTTGATTTGTTGTTGTTTGTCCTGCTCCGTTATTCCATATATTAGGGTTTGGCGTTATATTATCAATCTCTGTCTGTAATGTTGCCAGTTCATTTAAAACATTTGTGCCGTTTAAAATAGCATTTTTACAATATAAATTTAATGTTGTATTATTTGGTTTTAATATCGTGCTTAAATCTGCCATTATATATAATTTACATATATATATAAATTATAGAATAAATAAAATTATTATTATTATTATGCGATTTTTACTATTGATAATTGTGCGTATCTTAAAGTTCCAGTAGTAGTAACAGCAGTTGACCTAAATGAAATTACAACGGGTAATGCGTCAGATACTTTAATAGCATAACTTTTTACGGTTGCTTTGTATGTATAATTTGCTATGCCTGTACCATACCCTACGTCATAAGCATTGGTTGTTCCATTTATTAATAATTCCACATTTAATGTTTGGAGTGGTGTAGCATTTAAATCCATAGCAGCTGCCATATCAATTAAATAAATCCCTTTTTTTGATAATGTAAATTGTGTTGAAGAACCATCAACAATAATATTATTTACTAATTGTTGCGAAGAACTAGAAAAACTAAGAATAACTGGTGATCCGGGTGCTACATTAACACCGGTTAATGTTTGAGAATAAACAACATACGCATTATTTGATTGTGTTATAGACTTACAATAAAGGTCTAATGAAGTATTAGAAGGTGTCACAATTGTTGAAAAATCTGCCATTATATATTATAGTATTATATAATTATTTTTAAAAATTATATTTTTACAACTGTTAAATTTGTCTGTGTAATAGCAACTGCGAAATCAGGAGATGGAGCACCAGAAACTGGATTAACTGTTGCTACTAATCTTATAAAATCACCAGTTATTATTGTAAAAATAGCATTAACAGACAAATTGACGGGATATTGAACGAATGGAATAATAATTCCACTATTTCCTTGTACTACTTGTGCTGCTTTATTTGATATATTTTTAACATTGCTTGAACTGTCATAATGTATTAATTTAATTTCTAATAATGGAGGTGGATTTGTTGTTGGAACACTGCCATCAACACTATTAACGGCATTAATTGATGCTATAAAAGAATATGTGCCTTCATTTATAAAATCAACTGAAAAACCATTTGAAATATTAATATCATTAGAAACAACATCAATAATTAAAATTGGACTTGGATCAGTTGTTGAAATAACAGTAGTAGGCGATCCAGTAGCATATAAATATGCGTTTAATGGTATTATATCATTTGTTTTTATAGAATTACAATATAAATTTAATGATGTATTATTAGGATTTAATATAGTACTAAAATCCGCCATTATATAAATATACAAGATTATATATTTATACGTAATTATAAAATAATATTATTTACATTAATAATTTATGGTGCATTTTTGACCGATGTGCTACCGCTCCTCCAGAAATTGCTCCTCCAGATGGAGCTCCTCCAGAATGATGTGTCATTCTTCGTAAATGAGGCATTACGCGTCTGCTATCCATAAGAGAATGCCCGTGTTCTAATAAACCAGCACCTCCACTAATATTTTTTTCACGCATAACATCGTAATGAACATTAGGGTTTGCTTTGTGAGACATAGACACATCAATCTCTGAAATTGGACTGTTATTTATTAATGCGTTATTTTGCCCGTATAGCTGTAAGACATCGCTATAACATAAAACAATATAAAAAGACCAGTTATTAATACTTGGATTTACTTGTTGAAATGTGGCATTAACTTGTAAATTTGTTTTATAATTCATACCGGGTGCGATTGCTTTTCCTTGAAGACATATATCTTTATTAAATACTAATTTTGTCACTGATCCAGCTGTTCTTGCGTATGTTCCATTTGCTGAACTACATTCTACAAGAACGTTTTGAGCGGAGTATTGTATAAAACTATCAACCAACCCATTTTCACTTGAAATTTTATAAAGTGCCGATATATCAGCATTCGATGCGAGAACTTGACCGTCCATAGTGACATTAATACTATATAAACCAGCAAAACAATCAGGAACTTGTGCACCAGCAAGTGTTCCTTCACCAGATAAAAGCACAGCATTAGTAGGACGTGCAAAAACATACATAGAATGAGGAAAACGAGAAGTCTGAATTACTGGGGATGAAACTGGTTGTAAAGGACTTGAAAATGTAAAATCAGTATTATAACGCTCAACAGTATTAAGAGGATAAGTTAAAACGGGTGGTATTTGTGCTGATTGATCGCTTAATTGAACGAAACGAAAAACCGGTTGACCTATTACAACAGCACCGTTTGTAATTGTTAATACATCTCCGTTGCGATTTTTACAAAATGAAAACATACGGGAGAAAAGATTTGACACAAAATTAATATCAATATTAAGATTATCTAAATGAGATAAAGCAAAACCACCACCGTGTCTTTGAATTTGGTCGTTAAGGGGAGCAATAGGAAGATAGCAACGAAAAACAGTATCAAAAGTTGCAGAAGTTGGAGTATTAACAATATTTGTGAGTGGTTGAGAACCTCGGTGCATAATAGCATTTAAACCAGAACTATAAAGTTGAAGTGGTGATCGATTAGACCCAAAACCAACGCTATAATCTTGATGTTGGTCTAGCATAGATAAATCAATATCACTATTATATTTATTACAATCACTTAAATTATATCTTTCAAAAGCAGATATAACGTCTGATGCGTTATAGGTATAAGAAGCATTCCCAAATTGGAGATTAATAGTATTACAACTTTTAGCAAGTGCGTGGGATCGTGGAGCTTGAGCACCAGTTTGTAAAATATTAATACCAGTACTAGTACTTCCAACGATTGAAACGCTAACGGGTTGTTCCCATAGGATCATCTTTTCAATTAACATTTGAGAATTGCTTACTTCAAGTTTTGTAGTAATTGAACTATTTGAGTATGAATTAGGATAATTTACGTTAAATGATTTTAATGATGAACCAGTGCGAACCAAATATTCAGTTTGAGGAAAATCAACTTCACTATCAATAACACGAGTGACTGGAATTGGATATGCTAATGTGGACATTATATATTATATACTTATAAAATAATAATTATTTTTATATATAAATATTAAAAATTCATTAATTTCATATTTTTATCGTAAAAACATAATTTTATAGTTAATGCTACGCCCTTATCAAGTTCTAAAATATGACGAACTCCAAAATTATCTAACCAATAACAAGATAATTGAAAGTTTTTAATTTGGTCTGCTGTTATTGCTACTAGTCTTTGTTGTGCTATACTCGATGTTTGGTATTGTACCCAATTTGGTGAAACAGCATATAGATCCTTGTCCACTTCAAAGTCCGTTAAAATAGGGAGTGATGGTTTGTTTACAAGTGTATTATTTGTCGTTCCTTGATTATCAACTGGGATACTGTCATATTCTGTTTTAGTTGAAATACCATAACCAACAGAAATAATAATTTTATTTAAAGCATTCCATAAATTTATACTTGAATGGGATGATGTCATTTTATATTGAGTTATTCCACCTGATACAGTGTTATTATTATATTTATTAAAACAACTAATAGTATAATAATATGTTGAATAATTAACGTATGGTTCAAAATAATTAACTGTTGTAAATTGATAAAGATTAGAAGCAATATTATTCATATTACATACAATATAAGGATAAACACCAGTATTTTGGTCGAAATAATTAATTGATCCATCATTTGCTGTAAAATTAATTGAAAAAATACGCGTTGAGCTATCAAATGATATATATGGAAAATATGCTGGATTATAAGCATATGGAAGACCAGCCTGAGAACAAAATGTAGTAAATAAAGATTTTAACGCATTATTAAACATTAAAACGACTTGTTCTATATCGTAAATCCAGTAATATGAATTTTTTAAATCTTGAGATATTATAGGAGGTTTAATAGTAGATGCTAATAATGGGTATTGAGACAGAAAAGGAACTGATAAAGATTGCGTGAATGTTTCATTAAAAACACCAAAAGCAGTACATAATTTAAACTGTATAGAGTATTGTGTTTTATTGATATCTGCTTGACCCAATCTAATTGGAATAATCAAATAAGGAATTGTTGAAGTAGGAATGGTAAAACGCCCAACAGACATATATAATTGTGTCCCGTTTTCGACTATTGTTTGATTATTTAATTCTTCAATAATTGCTGGTGAAACTGCTCTGGGACTGTCATAACCATTAACAATACTAAGATTATAATATAAAGGATTTTTATTCATTATATTATATATTACGAAAATAAATTTAAAATAATGTCATCATTTTTTTTTGTATTTTTTGTAAAAAGTTTTTGAAATTGCTTTAATGTTAAATCATCTCTTAAAAATCTATAAATTACCCATTTACCACAAGTGTTGGTCATATCATTTTGGAGTTTCTTTTCATTATATTCAACTATTCCTTTATATTTTAATAATAATTTTGTTAAATATCTGTAATTTTCGCCATTTTCATTTCTAAATTTAATATCTATTTTATTTAAAAAATCATCTACAAAATTGCCGAAACTATCAAAAACTTCAATATTATTACGATTATTAACGTGTACGCCTATCCAATGGCCGTGTCTTTTATCATTGTTTTTTTTCCATACATATAAAATTATAACTCTATTAAATGGATATAAAAGACTTTCAATATTTTTATAATCTTTTATTTGGTCGTATGTTAATATTTTAACTTTATTATTTAATAAATATTTTATTTCACTCCCATTTAATGGCACATCCATATATATATAATTTATATATTTATTATTTTTTCATCCATACTGGTAAGTTTGGTTTATCTTTATACAATTTATGACCTGCTTTTCCTAAACTTAATAAATCGTCTTTATTTCTTGATATAAAATCAATAATACCACCACCGTCTAATTTTGATTGTTCATATTCATTAATTACGTCTTCTTCTGTTTCAGACCCCCACATTACTCTATTAATCATTTCATTTATTTGAGTTTCATTTAACTCACCTTTTCTTCTATAACTCATAATTAATCTTCTAAAATTTGGTGTAAATGTGTCTCTTTCTCTTAATTGCATATTATTCTCGTATAATAATTTTTTTTCTTTTAAACTTTTTTTTGGTTTTTTTGGTTTTTTTGGTTTTTTTAAAATTGATTTACCATAATTAGCTAAATAATTTAATGGGTTTTGTATCATTTGATTTAAATTAAATTTTGTATGTCCATATCCACTCATTAATTGTTCATCGTATCCTCTTTCTAATGCGTCTAAATATTGTTGTTCGTGTTGTTTGCTTTTGTATTGATTACTTAAAGCAGTAGCACCAATTGCAGAACCAATAGCAACAGCAGAACCCAAAGTACCAAGAATTTTATTTTTATGTTTTTTAAACCAATCAGCAACACCTGCACCAGAATACATTGAAACGTGTTCAGCGTCTTCTGGGTTCATTCCTTTTGATATTAAATAATGCTCCATTACTTCGTGACCGTCGTGTCTTAACATTTATATATTATATAGTTATAATTTTAATTATTGTCAAGAATAATAATTTCTTTTTCTGTCATCACAACTGGAGGTGATGTTGTAAAAATAGTACAATAGCGACTATCCTTTAAATTTAATATTTTTTTAATATTTTCTTGTGATAAACCTAAATATATTTTTAATGTGTCTTTTATTTGATGAGAAATTGAACCATAAAAGAAAGTATAAGAACTTGCCCCATTTAAACCATTTTTTGTTTCTCCGTGATTTCTTCCCAAATGACTTGTTTGAATAACTGTAATATTTCGTTTTCTGCTTAATTGTATTAATGAATTCATTAAATGAAATAATAATTTCTTTTGCTTACCGTCGTCACATACGTCAATATCATCAAAAATACAACAACAATCGTCTGGCAAGTCATCGTGTTTCATTCCTCCTTCTTCTGTGAATTCATCAATGTCAATTTGTTTAGTTATTAATTTATTCAATAAAGCATCATCTTTACACAATGAAAAAAGATATATTTTATTTTTAGGAAATGACAAAATATATTGTTTTAAATACTCAGCAAGATAATATGTCTTACCCGAACCCCTTCGCCCACAACAGAATAATACGTCACTATTTTGGTCTTCATTATTTGGCATTTGTTGGAAATATTCATTCTTTTCTTTTAAAGATATATAATTATCGTTTGATTTATCCATTAATAATTTTTTTGATTTTCTTTTATCTAATAAATAAATTATTGTGTCATTAAATTGTCCTCCTTTAATTTTTGCTAGTCTTCT